CACCCGATGATTCATTGGTTGAAGACTCCATTGCACTCCTGGGTGTCGTATTCTTCACGGCGTCTACCATATTCTGAACAAGACCTGGATTTTGCTTCAAAATATCATTCATGTTGGGCATGACAGACTTGAACATGCTATTCGTCAAGTGGAACATCATCGCTGAACCACCAAGCATCATGATGAGTTTGACTTCTGGGGCAACGTGCATCTTCGTCCTGTATTTGACGTACAACTCTTCAAACACTTCATCGTAGTCGTCAACATTTTCCATCACATTTTCAGACCACCCTTCGAGTTGAATCTCGAATGGATTGTACTTTTTATTCAGGAATTCAAGACCTGTGACACATGCAATCAGCATACGACGAGAGAACTTAATAGACCGATCGACATCAATACTATATGTGATTCGCTTCACTTCTGTACGCAAATCATCGACATTCGAGTACACATTGAGCCTCTTATTCACGGTAAAACCCTTCTTTTCTAGGCGACCAAGCTTATTCACGAGATCCGCCTTTTCCTCGTCGATCGATTTATACCCAGGCGATGGTCGCTCTTCTTCCTGCATCGCATAATCACCCTGCATGTACTGTGGCTGCTCATCATCTTCTTCCTCGTACTCACCATAATCTACTGGATCTTCTTGGTGTTGTGGTGGCGCCGATTGCTTTGTTGGGTTCGCGAACGCATCGATGTCCTCTTGCATCGTTGATGGTGGTGGCGCAGATGACTGTGGTGGTCTATACACCGCTGGTTTTGGAATACGACGCGCAGAGCGCGGACGGGGCATTTCTATTTCAATCTCATCCATGAGCGCCTGTTCATTGTCATCAAGTTTCATGACAGTACCAACACTTCGATTGAGAGTTATTTCTCCGTCCATTACTCTGTACTTTTAAAGTAATTCAAATTCTTTAACGCACTTTATAAAAAATATTGCATACATAATAAATGATGAAACTCAATGCTACGAATCGAAACACTCTCAAGGCTATCACCTTGGTGTGTGCCCTTCTCTCTGCGTTGATGGTTTTGTTCCCACGCAAACGAAGTGGTTACCAGCCCAGACCAATCAACCTTGCAGTTGCCCCCGAAGGCTCTATCAAATCCATTTTTGACTTGGAACACAAGATCGAGTGTGTACCAGGTTCAGAACAGTCGTCCTACTACACGAAGTCGTTGACTCCAGGTGGTATCTGTGGCGACCAAGAATTCGTCAAGAAGAGCGCTGATGCAAAGATTATAGGTGGAATCGGCGGATCTTTAATATAATGTATTAGTAATGACTACTGTGAATACGGTTCGACAAGTTTTACCAGATTTTGAATACGAGTACCACACCATCACGGTTGATACTATAGGTCAAGCTAGTAAAAATACTTTTACGGTGCACTTGACACAGCCAATCGAAAACATTGTTCAGGCTCGTCTTTTGGCGGCTCGTATCGATGCAGCTGGCTCAAACGTGTGCCACATTTCAGTTGACGAATTGAACACAAATTATTCCCAAAGAACTTCAAATGTGTACGGTGGACAAGCAAATATGACTACACTTAACAGGGGGTTTGGTACGGTTATACAAGATGGTTCCAATCCAATCGTTTTTAAGGATGAATATGACGTGGCTACACAGTATATGACTCCAGTGAGAAAGGTTGATAGATTGAGTTTTACACTCAGAGATGAAAACGGTGTTACCACGACGGATGGCGCCGATAACTTTTTTATTTTCAAATTTGTTTGCAAGAATAAGAATTTGCCCTTCATTGAATCGGGGCGTTAGGTACGTGTATTTTTTACCTTTATGTATTATAAATGTCGGCGGGAGTCGTGCAATTGATAGCCATAGGTGCTCAAGATGAACACATCATGGGTGAACCAGAGATATCATTCTTCACGTCGACATTCAAACGGCATTCAAATTTTTCACAGTCCGTAGAGAAACAACTCATGCAGGGTAATGTGAAAAATAACGCTATGACATCCGTAAAATTCGACAAAACTGGTGATATGCTTGGATACCTGTATATCACAGTAGATGATAACAATCAATCTATAGATATAACAGACTGGACTCAAGTGATAGATAAAATTGAACTATACATAGGGGGACATCTCATCGATTCTCAAGATTCGGTGTTTACGGAGAAAATCGCTATAGATACATTTGCGCAGAATGTGTCTAAGAGCTCAAACGGTCCACACCCAGGTATAAGCTCTAAATCATACTTTTATCCACTTCGATTTTTCTTTTGTGAAGGTCCTCAGTGCGCACTTCCACTCGTGGCATTGCATTATCATAACGTAGAAATACGAATTCACTGGGGGAACGCCGTCGGAAACTATAATTATGATTTGTATGCGAATTATTACTATCTCGACAATGAAGAGCGCGGAAATATAGTTTCTCGTAATCACGAAATGCTCATCACACAAGTGCAAAAAAACATACCATCGGGTGAATTGGATCAAGAACTCATATTTAGTCATCCAGTTAAATATATCGCATCTTCAGATACATCATCTAATGGCGCACTTACATCCATATCAAACCGAGTTAAATTAAACATAAATGGACTTGATATAGGAAATTTTAAGTGGGCGAAACCACATTACATAGACGTCATGGCGTATTATCACACGAATTATGTGACTTCTCCGGATTTTTTTATGTATTGTTTCTGTCTATTAACAAGTTCTTTACAACCCACAGGTACGCTAAACTTTAGTCGTCTCGATAATGTAAAAATTATAAGTGAGACTTTACCAATAACACACCCTATATATGCGGTTAACTATAACATTTTGAGAGTTGAAAATGGCATGGCTGGTTTACTATACGCGAATTAAAATACAATAGTATATTAAATGGTTAAGAATTCCGGTGTGAATCAGCCTACTGATATGGTGCGCCTCGGGCGATACGTTGATTCAGAGCAGCCCAGAAACTCCATTGTGTTTAATGCCTCAGAAAACAAAATTCGTGATATCAAACACAGCGGATTATACATAAGTCCAATACGTAATGCGAGTGCATCGAACTTACTTGCGTATGATTCGATCACGAAGGAAGTCGTCGATATAGGAGGCACAAAACTAAAACTTGACGAACTACAAGTAAAAAATTTAGACGTGTTAAATCTCACGACACTCAACGAAGAACACGTATATACACCTGTATTAGAAATAGGTGAAGGGTGTAAACCCACTGAAAATGTGGGTGTAGACATACACGGTATACAGCTCATGCACACGAAGAGTGATGGGTGTTTATCCATTAATGCGAACACAAAAATAGACGGATCCATCGAAGCGACGCAATTCGTGGGCGACGGAGGTCTCTTATCTAATGTACAATATGATCTGAATGTAGACATAGGCGAAGTCGTGGAAAATCTACAAATACTCGGCGAACTCAAGGCTGATGGTGGACTTTTATCAAATATCACCGTGTCACAGATAGAAGATTTTGATGGATATTCACCGTGTTTCACGAGTATTAATATAACAAAAGACATAAACACGGGTAGATCCGTCTACGTAAACAATCGAATTCACGTAAAGGGGAACATAAATTCGGATGCGAAGATTAATGCCATTTCGTTTCATGGAGATGGCACCACACTCAATGGGGTCGCCAAAATAACCGATATTGATGCAACAAATGTACGAGTATCAAAATTAGAATCAAATATACCACGTTTTGAACCAATTGAAAAAGAGATCCCATTCCTACAAAAACAAATTGACCAACTTCGCGTGGAATTACCACGAATTGATACACTTGAAAAAAATACATCAACGCACGAAAATGTCTTATCTGTTTTAGACCCAAGGATATCCAAACTCGAAACGAATATACCTAGAATAACCACATGCGAAAAAAGGATAAATAGCATAGAAGCGAGTATACATAATCTACCCGAAATAGAGCGTTTAAGTAAAGATGTGTCTGTTATTCAAACATCGATACCAATCATTCATGATACAAAAAAGATAGTTCCGCGTGTTCACGAAAATACATCTAGAATAATAGATTTGGAAAAGACAATCTTGCGATTTAATGAACTAGCACCAATAAAACAACAACTTTTACAATTTAAACACGTATACAAAGAATTACACCGCATTGAACCACTTGAATTGCTAATTAGTAAAACTAAATCAATACTCGAACAAACTGTGGAAGACATTAAAGATCTTCCGGGTATGCGTGAGAGAATTACAGCCATCGAAAACGCACCACTCGAAGGTGATGGTTCTCTCATATCAAACATTTCTTTCACACACGTGTTATCGTGTTCGAATGAGACAAATCTACCACTAAAAATACATAACGACGTCACGGCTTCGCGAATCATCACGTGTAGTGCACCGAAATTAACATCTAGAATTGGAGAAGCGGATGGAATATGTTTAAGTAATTTAGCTGAAATTAATGGTTATGTAAAGGCAAATAATGGCACTACATCGGGTAACCCGGGTGGTATAGCATTTAAGACTCGGGATACGAGCGGTGATATGAAGGTTAACATGACATTGGATGCAAATGGTAAATTGGCAGTTGGAACACACAAAGGACACCCATCAGCTGTGTTAACACTTCAATCAACAACGGGTGGTTTACTTTTACCTCGCATGTCTCGCAGTGAAATCGAAAACATAAAACAACCAACACCCGGTCTAATCGTATACGACAACGAAAACGACACACTCCATGTATACAAGAAGTCGGGTTGGACAGAAATAAAATGAGAACTAATATAAATGGTGAAAAACCTTAACACTATCGAAAAATCCGAAAGGATCAGGATAGGTAAGCATGTTCCTGATGAACAAGCTGTGAACACCATAATAATTAATGCGTCTTCGAACGTGATACATGCCCCAGAAGCTGGGTTATATGTCTCTCCTATCAGACTAAATAATTCGCTATATTCAAATGTAATTTGTTACGATGTAACCACAAAAGAAGTCGTAGACAGTGGAATCGGTTTAAATTTACAGGGGGTGACAGAAACTGGCAATTCAACCACAGAAACTTTGCAATTTATGAATACTACGACTAGTTTCATCACTGCATCTAATGTGGGTATAGCCAATACAAATCCACAACACGAATTATCTGTCGGTGGCGACACATACATAGCGGGTAACCTCACAGTCGTCGGTCAGACAACTTCGATTTCGACAGAAAATCTACGTGTAAAAGATGCGATCATCGAGTTGGGTGAAAATAACACAGATGATGATTTTGTTTTTGATTTGGGTCTCATCATGACACGCCCCGGTTCAAATGTTACAGCGTCGTATATTGAATCAAGTAATGAATATATCATCGGTTACACACAAAATTCGGCGTCGGATACATTCATCACACCAGATACATCGAACCTCATTCAGATGCGCGTGTATGGTGATGTCACAGCAAATAGCTTCATAGGGGATGGTTCTCTTTTGTCAAATGTCGTACAAGACACCGATTTATCTGCGAACCTAGATGTCATCCGAAGTGAAATGGCAGCAAACACGATACAATTACGCGAGGATCTCCAATCAAATGCGAGTATTTTACGTGATGAAATGACCGCGAACACGATACAGTTACGTGAGGATCTCCAATCAAATGCGAATATTTTGCGCGATGAAATGACCGCGAATACGATACAATTACGCGAAGACCTCCAGTCAAATGCGAGTATTTTACGCGATGAAATGACCGCGAACACGATACAATTACGTGAAGACCTCCAATCAAATGCGAGTATTTTGCGAGACGAGATGGCTGCAAACACTGTGACTATTCGAGGTGAAATGGCGTCGAATACACTTCAACTTCGAACGGATCTTCAATCAAACGCAACTATTTTACGCAATGAAATGGCTGCAAACACTGTGACTATTCGAGGTGAAATGACCGCGAATACACTTCAACTTCGAACGGATCTTCAATCAAATGCAACTATTTTACGAAGTGAGATGGCAGCAAATGTCATCACAATTCGAGGTGAAATGACGGCGAATACACTTCAACTTCGAACGGATCTTCAATCAAATGTGTCTACACTGAGAGGTGAGATGGCTGCAAACACTATAAGTATACGCGAAGAGATGCAATCAAATTTAGCACTCAAAGCAAACATAGAAAGTCCTGTGTTTACTGGAATCATCACCGGTGATGGTGGTGGTATATCCAATATATCACTTCAACACGTTACGGAATACGGAGATTCAACGGATAGAACCATCACCATGTCTAACACACTTTCGATGGTGACGAGTGGTAACGTTGGTATAAACACACCCACACCTCAACGAATGCTTCATGTCGCGGGTGATATCCTCGCGGACGACGATATCATAGGTGTTGATTTCTACGGGGATGATGCGACGTTTACCGGTGGTCTCACAGTTTCCAAGGACACACTCATTTACGGAAACCTGGAAGTTCGCGGAAACACGACGTATCTTTCTACACAAAATCTAGTCGTAGAGGATCCTATACTCGCACTCGGTGCAAATAACACGAGTTCTACATTGGACACCGGTGTCATAGTACTCGTGTACCAAGGTGATTCGAATGTTGCATTCGGATATCGCGGGGGTGAAA